TATGTTAATGCACACTATAATTCACATTCGGGTCATGGCAGCCAAGGATACGTTCATCGAGATACTCCTTTAGAATACAATGATAGCAAAACTGTAACCATGTTATACATTGCCAATACCGAATGGTACCCATCGTGGAGTGGGGAACTAAAATACTATCCCGAAGACTTAAATGGGGAGGCAGGTGACCGACAACAGTTTAATAAAGGTATTGAACAACAACGTGGTTACCAAATTGGGTGGTTGGATCAAGGGCGTGTTGTAAGCCCAGTTCCCGGAAGATTGGTTGTATATGATGGTAGATGTTTACACTCAACTACATTACCATCGGCTGCATTGGAAACTCCAATTATTAAAATAGCCTTTCGAGCTCGATTAAAATAATGCCAAGGAAAAAGGAGAATTTATTTCTCCTTTTTGTTTTGCCAAATTTTGGGTTTATATTATTTCTTCATTACAGGCAGTTTATTTGTTTGCGCTTGATTTTGTCTAGCTTGTGGGATTGTGGCCTGCCCTGACCCCATTGCATTTTGACTGTCCACCCAAGATGACATTGTGCCTTTATAACCAAGCGCTCTATTTTGTCGTTCAATTGATGATTCTTCATCAACTCCTTGCTCTGATCCGGGAATGTTGCCTTTGGTAAATGTACTCAACAATATACCAAGACCTATCAGGGCTATTGATGTGGCTAGCATGGGTAGGGCAAAGGTCGTGGCTTGTGCCGATGTTAGTAACGGATCAAGCAATTTTGCGCAAATACTCGAAAACGGGGTGGCCACCGCACCAATGCCGCCCACCGCACCTGCTGCTACACCTGCGGCTTGTGAAAATGCATTTTCATTTGCGGGAGCCTTGGCCAGTTGTTGTATACGGCCCATTGCTTCTTCTCCAGATTTAGAAGTTTTTAAAATCGCTTGAACCTGTGGTGTCATTGTTTTGGCTTTTTGGTATGCTTGAGAGAAACCCGGCATTGCCTTTGCTTTGTTAAACAACGCCATGGCTTGTGTTTTGATGTCGTTGAGCATGCCTTCGGTAAGCACTGGTTTATTGTTTTCTGCAGATTCTATCAGGTCTGCATATTTTCTAAAAAACTTTGGATCCATGGTAATTCCTTAATATCTTTTATTTATTTAGCTTTTATGCCCGCCAAAAAACGGATAAAGTCCAAACTGTCTTCTTGCATGGCAGTTGGTATGTTGGGATCGGTAACAGGATCATCCAAACTGGCATTGGCTGCACCATATTCATCATTGGGATGTGCAGATTTTGGACTTGTTTGTGGCATCCAATTGGTGTGCGCATCATCCACATTGTTTTCGCCAAACTGTAGTTCACCAGCCCATTCGGGCATGTTTTGTTGTGCCCAAGACTTGATCAAGCTTCTTACATCTGCATCCGAACCGCGTCCGGTAGTGGTGTCGGCCAGTTCGCTTATGTTGGACAACAACTCGTCTGCGCCAGGCAAATTATTGACAATAGGTTCTAGATCAGTTTTGGCATCTATACCATTTATACCAGCAGTCAGTGGTGCTTTGCACAATTCTTGTAGGGCACGTAGTTTATCATCTAATACATCGTTTTCACCATCGTCTTCAACAATGGTGTCGGCCCATTCTTCCAATTGGTTGCCCAAACTGTTTTGTTGGCGTCGGTATTCTCTATACACGATTGGCAATGCTTCGTCAAAACGTGCATCATATACTTTTTTAACAAAGCGTTCTTTTAGCGCATCAACATCAAACTCGTTTTCTATTGGTGCAGGAGCAATAAAGTCTTCTACAAATTCATCATAGTACTTTTTTTGACTGAGATGACGTAATGTGTTTTGTAAATGATAATAATGTTTTACCGCTGCCTGCGCCATGTCCGAAGTCTCAGCATCTTCAAACTGTTTGTTTTTACAACTGCGAACAAAATGTCGCATGGAGGTCATTTCGCGCACCATGTTGTTGATGCATTCGGCTATTTCATCGTAAGGTGTTCCACCGTTGTTCAAATGCTCGGCCAGTGCTCGTGCCGCATGTACGTTGTTGTGCTCGCAACGAAAACGCTCACCCAGGGGAGTTTCTAAAAATATACTTTCAATTTTTCTACTTCGTGCTCCACGCACTTCGTCAACAATGGGTTCAGAGTGTGTGATTTTTAATCTAACGTTGCCGTGTTCGCCAACGCTCTGTCTGGGACGTCCCGGTGTTCCGTACAGTCTACTTTCAGTAACTCGAACATCATCACTGTCGGCTACATCATCCACACGTGCCTGTTGTTTTACATCCTTGATGTTCAATCCGCTCTTGGCCAAATCTCTAACATCAAATTTCAATAAACTGCGCTTGGCAAATGATCTCATGTTGCGTAAGAAATCATACCATTCTTGTCGCTGATGGCGATCCATGTCACGAGTAATATCCTCGCCATAAGCAATCTTTAAACTGGTTTCATCAATCAAGCTGATTGTGATTTTGCCAAACTTGTTGCCGTTGCTGTCCGAATAAAGAAAGTTAAAAAATCTTGCTTGTTTGGGATCATCGGTGGGCTTGGCTTTGTCTGTGCCTAGTGTAATGGGGCTGAACCGACTTCGTATCTTGTCAAAGAGGGCTACTGTTACGCTTTCAATTTCTGTACTCATATAGCTATTTAGTCTTGTAGTTCGCAAAATGTGTGTAACTTGATACACGATAATGCCCGGGCGGTACCGGATTCTGCATGCCGTGCCACTGTAACGGTTGACTTCCATCCAAATTCAGTTGGTTCAGCATGAGATATCCTGAGTTTGGCACGAATTTGAACGGATACAACACATCATGACTGTTTTTGCTATTGTAGAACACAGTGCCATGCTCGGGACCAACCCCGTGCCAATACAGTTGCATGGCAGCTGCAAGATGCCCATCGGTGTGTATTGCTACATCAAATCCCGGCTCATCGACCCACCAATTGGTGTCAGGCCATGACAACTCTACCGAAATTTGTTCCCCAATCTGTGCAATATTGTCTATGAGATACTGATTGGCAACCTTTATCTCGGACGTGTTGTCAAACTCCAATTGCCTTCGGGGCCAATGTTGTTGATGCTGATTTTTCTTCCATGCTATTGCAGTCCAGTCTAGCGCCTGCAATTGCGACACTATCTCGTATGGAAATACATCTTCAACATGAAACAGTCTATCAGTTATGGCAGTTAGTTTCAAAGTCCGCTACTCATTATAAAAGGCATGGGTTCTACAAATTCATCTATAGTGTCTCGCATCTCGGCGTCGAGATTGGCATCAAAGTCCTGTATGTATTGTATCATGCGTATAACCAACAGTGTGGCCATCACCAAGTCATCTTGTTGACCAAGTTTGGCTTCATAACTGTGTCCCTTGGCCACAAAGTTTTTTAACTCGCTTATCAACATTTTGCTGGCAATTCGCATGCGTTTGGTTTCAATAAGACTTTTCAATTTGGCACAAGCAGCCAACTTGCTTTTATTAGACGTTGTAAATCCTCGTCTCATACGTGATCCAGCCACACGTTTTGGCTCACTCAAGAATACTCCAGGAATATTCTCTTCGCCCATTTGTGCAATAACCACCAAAGCAGCTTCGCCAAGAGTATTATTTTCCACGCTCCAATACACACTGTCATTGCCCACTGTTTCTGTTAGGTATTTGCAAATTTCTTGCATGATGACAACTTGTCGTTGAATGATGGTTTTGTTGTGACTCCACTCGGCCACTTGTTTGAGTCCTGGTAATTCATACACCTGTATAGCAGCCGGATCACCGCCAGTGCCGAGACTGGGATCGAGTGCTACGACATAGGTGCAATTTTTTTCAGGTTTCTTGTACCAACGTATTTGTCCTTGTTTTTCAATAGGCTCTATGCCCGCCATCTCCACTAGGTGCAACGGATTGATCAAGGTCTCGTCAAAGATAATGAATTCGCAGTTTGAGCATAAAATGCCATTTGCATAAAATCTATGATTATTTTTTACGTTTAATAAATCATATACTGTTTCTATTTCAAGAATTGTGACCGAGACAACTTTTTGTATACCCAATGTAGTGTGTATTTTAACTCCGGGTTTCAATTGTTTAACCATTAGAGCAACAAAATTATCTGTAAAGATTTTATGATCAAGTGTTGCTCTAATAGACGCCTGCTCTAGTTGCACCAATGCTACTTGTCGTTGGCCTTTGTTGAGTACTCCATCAAAGTCGCTCCATCCGGTATCTGTTAATACTTGTAAGCCTAATTTATTTTTTATTAATTCTTCCACGAACGTATCCTTCAGGTTGTTGGCCTAATGTATAATATTTTTCTTCTATGCCGTTATTGAACCAAACTTTACCATTTGCGGCACCAAGTTTACCTTTTCGTCCTTTTGCTATTTTTTCATTGCGAGTCGGATCAGTGTAAACTTTACTCATTTTTTCTTTATGCTCTTTAGATTTATGCATTTTCATTTTTGATTTGCGTTCTTCCTCAGACCACGTTGTCCCTTTCTTTCTGCCACCAACCCCAGGACGTTTGATTCCACGATTAGGGGCCGGCTTTCCGTACATTGGATTTAGTTCGCCCTTCATCCTATTAGAATTTAATTCATACATTAAATCTGCATGTGGTGCTAAATTTGCTAGCCCCATCCAAGCAACTTTATCTTGTACTCTTCCATATTGTTCATACAATTTTTTATGTGCTTCTGCATGTTCCGCTACAGTTAATTCTATAACATTAGAGAGATCGTCTGTGCCACCTGCATGCCTAGGAATAATATGATGTTTATGTGTTTTCATATTATTATTTAGTGTCGTAAATGATGAACTTATGAACTTAACGTAATAATTGTTCAAGATCACCAATGGTTGCATTAAAAATTTTACCCGAGTTATCGCGTAGAGTTAAAATTGAATCTTGCGTAATGCACTCCATCTCACGTCTAAAACGTTCTTCACCCAATTGTGCTCGCATTTGTTGTGCCCAGGCATCATCACGTCCGGGAGTTTCTTGCCATTTACTGCTAAAGGCCTTGAATCCGTTTTTACCTAATGCGGTGGTGTTGCCGTACTCGTCAAAGCAGTCGTTAGCGGCACGCCATATCTGTGCAAACTGATCTTCATCACTGTTGGGAGTTGATGTAATAATACATTTACCACCTGTTGACAATGTAGGTGTAATCGAAGTCCAAAATTCTGAGGCAATAGTGGGCCGTACGAACGCAAACTCGTCACAGTATAAGAGTGATATAGACATACCACGACCGGTGTTTTCTGTTGTTGTTTGACTTACTATGCGACTACCGTTTTCAAAGTCCAACGATCCTTTGTTGTAACTGGTAACACCGGCACGTATAAAGTCTGGGCAGTTTTCATAACTGTAGCGTATACGTTGCATAATCTCCTGTGCACCCAAATACTTGTGCGCCGCAACAAGAATAGTCGAGTCCGGAACAAACATAGCATACCAAAGCAAATAACCTGCGGCACTGATAGTCTTACCAGTTTGTCTGGGCATTAACGAGATCGAGAATCTATTGTTATGATACGCATCAATCAAGCGTATTTGATATTCGTAGGGCTTGTACTGTATGCTACCTCTTGTGGGATGCTGAATGTAAAAGTAATTGGTCATGAAGTATTCAGGACCGGTAACAGGATCGGCACAACGAGCAAACTCAAGAATCTGCTCCTCGGTCATGCTCATTTTCTGATACGGATTGCGTATAATTGCGGTTTCTAAATCTTTGCTCATTATGTATTTACTCGTCTTGCTCTGTGGGACGCAGACATTTTCTTTTTAGTCTCTTCGCTTATTACCTGTTTTGCTCTTGCTTCTCTAATTTTTTGTTTCGTTTCTTCAGACAGAGGACCGCGTCGCCTATTAGCTTCTCCTATTTTTCTTCTATGCTCTTCAGAATATTTTCTTCCTTTCATCATTGCCGATTGGTGTTTCTTTTGTTCAATAGTTTTAGGAGTCCCAGACTTACCTCTATTAGATTCTGCTATTTTCTTTTTAGTCTCTTCAGAATGAGTATAACCAAAGGTTTTACCTTTTCTTGATTCTGATAACTTTCTTTTATGTTCTTCAGATTTTGGCTTTCGAAGTTTTTGCTTGTGTTCTTCGGATTTTGGTGTTGTATTTTTGCCTTTCAAGGATGCAGATAGTTTTGCCTTTTGTTCTTCGGACATTGTTTTGCCAAGATTTGGGCCTGGACGTTCCTTATTTGCCAGTGATAAATTTCGTTTAGCTAAGTCGTACATACGTGCCGAAGGACGATATCTGTTAGTTCCCCGCATCATCATGTAGTGGGCATACCACATTTTATGTCTGCTAGGGCCTTCGACCATTTTTGTCAATAATAAGTGACAAATATAATGTGCTTTTGGGGTTAGTTTAACTAAGTTTACTGCTTCGTTAGTGCCACCAAGGGATTTGGGTATAATGTGATGTTTTTCTCTGAAATTTCCATCATTGACTTGTAATGATGCTTTTGCTATAATAGCAAAATACCAATTGGTATATTTGTTATGTAAATACATTTTGCTGATGCTCCTTATAAGCGTTAGAGTAGTTGGATATTTGCAGTATCGCGAACTACAATAATATTTATCAAAAATTTTTAATATGGATACCTTACTCTTGAATGCAAATTTTGAGCCCATTTCTATATTACCACTTAGTGTAATAGATTGGCGTCACGCAATAAAATTAATGTTTCTTGGAAGAATCACGGTCATCGAAACCTATCCCGATTGGATAATCCGTAGTGAAAAACTAGCAATTAATGTACCGTCGGTATGTGTAACCAAGGACTACTTTCACTTCAAAAAAGGTGTACGCTTTAGTCGCTACAACATGTACCTACGTGACCTGTTTCAATGTCAGTACTGTAATGATGTATTTGATTTTGAAGACTTGACTATCGATCATGTAGTACCGCGTGTGAGTGGAGGCAAAACTAACTGGACCAACTGTGTGACTGCTTGTAAAACCTGTAACTTTAACAAGGGCAGTAAAACCAATATCCTGCCCCGGATCAAGCCCTACAAGCCCGACTACTATGCACTAGTTAAGAAGTGGAAGGAGATGCCGTTCACTGTTCGACAAGAGTCATGGAACCAATACTTAGGAACCGATAAGAAGGTGGCTAATCGTTAATCTGCGTCGTTGGCGCCAGTGCCCGGAGGTAGCTGAGGTCTATACTCCGGGTTCTTCTTGAGATAGGCTTCAACATAACTTTTTAAATCTCTACCCTGTTGTGGCATTGTGAAATTGATCAAGAACCATAAATCAGTTCCAGGCTGAACTGCATACTCTTGTTCTAGTTGTCTACGCTCTTTGCTTATATTTCTCTGAGTGCTTCCCACCGGACTTTGAATTCCAGTTTCTTGCGCTTGTGGTACATTGTCTAAATTACCACCAACTATGCCAGCACCTCTTGGCTCACCATCTTCAGCAATGGGCATGCCTGCTAGGCGTTTGAGTTCATTGAGTTCTCGCGGGTCTATGTAGGCATCGGCCTCGCCAGTTTCTCCTAGCGGAACAAAATTGGCACTGGTTATTCTATATTGCTTCATTGTGTATTTATTTTAATTTTTTAATAAAGTAGTTGGCAATGGCACGATGAGTTTTTGGCCCTAGGCTGCTGTAAACATTGTAATAAATCAAATCTAATGGTATTTTTTTATCATCTCGATTGATATAGAGATCTTGATACAGAATTGAAAATTTAGCACATACTGATTCTATTAGAATTTTGTTTTTGTTGAAGTTGTAATTGTTGCTTTTCCAATCAATGTGTTCCCACCAATCGGCATAGGGCAAATTGTCATTTCTATGTGTATGCACCCCGCCACTGAATTTTTTACTGACAAATTCGCGTAGACTCATTGAGGGATACAACATGAATACAGCAACAATTTGCGGGCTCAATAATTGAATGGTTTGCGTGGCTATACGAGCCAAGCCATCTGTGCTTATGCCCAATACACTGAGATTTAGCACTGTTGCGCCAGTTTGTTGTTCAACAAGATAAGGCCAAGTCATATCTTGTTCAATGCCTATACCAAATGTATCGCTGTCGCCCAAACAAATTATAAGTTTTTTGTTTGCCAGTGTTTCAGCAGTGTAGTCTTGACTGGCACGATAGCCAAGATTGTTGTAACGATACACAGTGTCGTCGCCAGGATATCTAAATTCTTCGGCATCAATTCTGGCCGGTATTGATGATGCTGCGGGTATTTTCTTATTGAAATACAAATTGCGTAAATGGTCTTTACCTAGATAGCTTTCTATGTCGTCAACATCAACTCCCAAGTCAAAGTATTCCAATTTTGGTGCAAAAGTTTTTTCTTGCACTATGTCGGCAACTGTTTGTGTTGTGGCATAGGGTTTTAGTGTGACCCTGGCAATTTGTTTGTGTTTGATTGGCAAGTTGTGCCATTCTCCTTGAGTGGCAAAATCAGTTTTTTCAATACATTGTTGAACTGGTATAAGTTGTGTATAGTCAGGCGAAGTGGGTGCAAAAAACAATATAACAATGTCGGGGTCATGAACACTGACCGAAATGTTAAATTCAAGATCAACATTGCTTCTCACATCATCCACCTTGACCATGTCGTCGGCAATTTGACTATGCCAGGTTCGCGTCATGAGATTGAACTCGGTAGTGGTAGATGAATTGTTGCCAAATATAGTTATCGTGCCGATGGCTGACTTTATTATTCCTGCATTAGAAATCGCACAGAAAGGAAATAGGTATCTAGCACTCATGTAGATTATTTAATACAATTTTGGATTGGATGTAAAAATCGCTACCTAAGTAGCGATTTGGTTTACTTTTTAATACTTTCGTATTCGGCTAGTAACTGTGCTTCAAGTTCAAGTATGCTTTCTTGTACTTTACCATCAATTGGCATACCACGTGCGGGTTGAGTCATGGCATTGTCTCCGTCGGGTGCTTTTGGATACATGCGTTTCTCACCAGGATCGCCTTCGCCTGGGCCCATTGTGCTGCCCTTCATGCTTTGGTATTTGACTTTGTGAGCAGTATTCATTGGCTCTTCTTCGGGCTCGTCTACAGGCGCATCGGCTTCGTCTAAATGATCATGTCCGTGAACTGGACAATTTTCCTCGCCTTTGTCATCGCAGCAACATGTATCCTCGGCCTCGTTCATTTCATTTACTTGTAATCCGGCCAATTTAGCTAGTTCGTGTAAAGCAGCATTTTCTTTCTTGATCTCACCAGTAGGCTTGCCATCAATTTTGATTTCCTCGCCAGGCGGAGTCTGTTGTACTGCTAGGCCAAATGCGTTACCTTCGTCTATGCCCAAATCTTCAGCGAAACGTTGAGAAATAAACTCAGATGCATCAGCATCATAGTTACGAATTTCGCCTTTGTTGAAATAGTATTCCCATAAATCACTTTCTAAATCATAATCCATTTCACCGCCTTGTTTGAAATGTTCAACTGCGGCAGAATTGTTCTGTATAATATTAGCCAATTCATCGTCGAAATTTTCTTTTACCGGAAAAGTTTTGCCACCTAAGGTAAAATGATCTTCGCCAGCTTCTTTAGCCTTCTCATCTTTATAGTGCATTACTCCTGCACCTTCATCAGTTAAGCCTGCCAATTTAGCAATCTCGTCTAACTCGTCGTGGACTGCAGGCTTAGGTGCGTCTAATTTAGTCATACCAGGGTGCATACTGCGTTCTGCATCCTGTTGCTCTACATCTTTCAAACTCAATGGGGCGGCCCCAGAGGCCTTGCGTTGTATTGTTGGTATTTCGTATTGTACTGGTTTTGATTCATCCATATGATGTTTGTGTAGTGCTAAAGCGCTGTTTAACAAATCACTGCACTCTCCGGTCATTTTGTATTTGTTGTAGTGATCGTTAAGAGTATTCATGCACTCGTCCATGCCCATACCATGTTTCTTGGCCAAGGCTTGAAAGTTCATGCTTTCGTTAACTGTGTCAATGTTGCCTTTGCCTGATATCTTGGTACCTTTTTTACCTTTTGGTACTTCACCTGTGGTGCGACCAAATGGATCTGCAGGTACGCTTGCTTTCATGGGTGCATCTTTCTTGGGACGACCTTTTTGTCCTGTTCGAGGAACGTGTTTTGTTTTGGTTTTCTTTTCTTCGTCGCTAGGATCATAACTGGTACCGTATGTGCCTTTGTGCACACGTACATTATCCTTAGCGGCTTTTTTCATTAACTCTTTTTCATTACCGTCATGATCTAAATCAAGGAAGTCGGGCTTTGAGCCTTCCGCCACACCTGGTCCGTTTACTAGTTTGAATTTTCGTTCCCATACACTATAGTCTTTACCAGATTGTTCACCGGCTTGTTTTAATACCCAACCTATTCCTTTAGGGCGCTGACCATTTGGCATTTTGACCTTTTCGGATCGCAGGCCTTCTGCCACACCGTGTTCAGTACATGTACCGGCTTCGCACATGGCACATTCACCCATGTTGCCCATTCCGCCATCCAGTGACTCATTGGCTTTTTTCTTACCAGCAACACTACGGCGTGTCATTTCTTTTTGTCCCAGCTTTTCACGACCAATAGTGGCTGCAATGGCCTTGGCAGATTCTTTGCTCTTGCCTGACTTTTCTATTGCCTTAGTGGTTTTATCAAATTTGCTTTCTTCAAACATCTTTGCTAGGCGTTGTTCTGTTGTGCTTACGTCACGTAGGCCAGCAAGGATACTGCCCTGTGCTTCTACGCTTTCGCGAATCACTTGTGCTTTGTCTTTGATGACTTCTGCAGGCGTTGGCTCAAGAGCTTGCAACTTACCTAATATACTATAAATGTTATCGTGTGGGTGATTTTGGCTCATCGTTATTGTCCTCTTTTGCCTTGCAGTTTATTTTTTGTTGTACCAATTGGTGCAGTGTCGCCTTGTGGTACTCGTTTACTGTTTGTTGTTTCGCCTTTGGTAGTGCCTTTTTCAAACACTCGATCGCTATTAGAGTCACTACCAGCAGTTTCAAATTTGCGTGTATGTTTTTCTAATTCAGCAATCAAACTTGTAATACGACCAGGACCAACTAACTCTTGTGCGCCTTTAACGTCTTTTAATTCTGGATCGTCAAGCAATGCCGTTTTTTCTACATTGTTGACGCCACGCATTTCAGCCTCTTCAGTGAATTCAGCCTCTTGCAAATTGCGCACATTTAACCAATTGGGATTGATTTTGGCACGCTCTTTAATTATCTGTGCTATAGCAACATTGGTAGTGGGATAGGCCACTTGAACATCAAACATCCAGCAGTCACAAGGACCGCCCCAATTTGGAAACTCTCTGTGCTCTTGTATTGGCAAATGTTTTACTGCACTAATGCTTTCCAATTGATAAGTTTCAAGAGCATTTTTAATTGCTTCCATCACTTCCTTGGTGGGCTCAGTACCGGCTAGTTTAATGCGAAATTCGTATGGCTTGGTAAGCTCAAATACGTAAGTCTGAAATGGTTTCATCGTAATAGTCCTATATTGTATATTTAGTCTTGATTAATTATTTGCTCTGCTTGCTCAGGATCTGTTTCAACAGTTCATTACGATCAAGTACTATGCCTTTACCATCAATTGGTTCTTCAACAGCGTCGGAATCACCGCTTTTGGCATCTTTTCGAATTTGATGATCCAAACGTGCCTTGGCCAACTGTAGATTAATCATGCGCAATTTCTTGTCCATTTTGGCAGTTTTGGCAGTGATGGCGTGTCCCAACATGGTGCCGGCAGTCTGCATGATTACCCCAGCAAAACGTGGATCAATGTTCATGCCCAAATCCATTAAGTCTATTGCTTTGTCTCTAGCCAAATCTGCTAGTTCATCAAGCTCTTGGTCAGCAGTGTCTAGGTCACGCACAGTGGGCAGAGCAATATCAATTTTGCTGATGGCACTGTCTACTTCGGCAATGGTGGCTAGATTTTCATCAATGAATTGTTGCGCTTCTTCGGTGGTGGGATCGTCGGGGTTGGATGCTAGATTCAGCAACTCTTCAAGTTTTTTAGTCATACCTTATTTATTTTGCTCGGCCTTGATGGAACAAATCATTTTCGGTAAGAATTCTAAACTTTATGTTTTGATTGGCACAGTATTGTCGTGCTGCTTGCCACTTGGCCATATTCAATATGGCGGCGGCTTTGTCACGCTGGCTTCTTGCTGCCTCCAGTGTGGTTTCTTTGGCAGGCTTGATTTCCCACAACTCGGCGTGAGTTCTTTGGGCTGCATCAATAAAAGTTACAAAAAAGTCGGGCACATAAATTGTGTTCTTGCCAGTGAAGGGGTTGCGGTAGTTTATGTGTATGGCTTCATTGGCCCAGTTCAGTATTGCGGGATTGTTGTCGCACATGCGCATCACCGCATGCTCCCAACTGCTGCGATAGTGTGGTCGCTTTTTGCCCACATACTTGTTGGGGTTTAGCATCTGAAACTCGCCGTTGGCGTATTTGCTCATAGTAGTATTGTTCTAGTAACGTAGGGACTGGTCTTTGTACCTTTTTTCACTCCCAACACACTGGTGGGTACGCGATTACTGTTTAAGAATGCTATAAGATAATTGCTCAATTCACCTTTGGGTAAACTTTGAAATTGTCCCAATATTTGCAAAGGATTTAAATTTTGTGCCTTGGCCGAATAGGTCAAAGTTGCTGCAAGATTTTGCGCAGTGATTTTGTTGTTGCAATACTCTTCAAAAAATGCCACTATGGCATCATTGGTTTCGGCGGCCACATTAAATGGCACCGACATGAGATTGTTAAAGTATTTGGGCTTGGCAGCTGTTTGTACATTTAACGGAGCATTGGGGCCAGTTTGAGTAACCGGTGCTGGCACCACTGTGACTGGACCAGTAATGTTGGTTGCGGTCGAATATTGCGTAGTTGCCATCATTATACTCCTGGTAGACTTAGATCAATAGAAGAAGGTATGCTAAAGAAAGGACTTGCAGTACTGTTGGGATTAAGGAAACTGGTAAAGCTACTCCAACTTGAAGTCAATGCAGTTCCAATACCGGTACTAGATACCAAGCTACTGATACCAGGTACCAGATAAGTTGAGATTGCAGTATTGATTGCTGCTCCAGCAGCCTTGGTGGCATACGAGATGGCAAGGTTTTCGGCAGTTTGGATTGCATTTTTGGGATTGGCAATTGCTGTAGCCACCAAAGTAACAATGCTGGGGCTGACGCCAGCTCCTTGTGCAATACCTTTGATTACACCATTTACAATTTGTGTTTGTGCGTTGTTTACAATACTGCTCAATGCCAATTGTGCATTTTGACTTGGAGGTAAACCGTACTTGGCGCCAAGTTGGAATGCTGCTGATGACTGTGCAAAACTTGTAAATCCTGGAAGACTCAAGCCGCCACCGTTGACACTGGCACTGGCGTTTACTGTGGTAGCAGTGGCCATGCCGCCTGCTGGTCCAGTTGCATATATACTGAGATCTGCTTGGGCAGCAGCAGTTGCCTGTATGGCTCCAGCGGGATTTATACCTACTCCACCAGTGGCCAAATCAGTAATGGTACTGGGCACATTGGTGGCACCGCCTTGTCCGTTGTCAATCAAGTTTACTCCGGCATAGGGGCTAATAACACTTGGCGATGTATCATAATTCAGTGTTGTGTATCCGCCAACTGTGTTCGGTGTTGTGTATCCGGTCAAGTACTTTACTGTTTCAAATTGCAAAGTCATGTCGTGTTCAAGTAAACCGCCTTCACCATTCACATGCTCGCCGTGTTTGAAACTGGTGATTATGGGATTGACTAGTTCGTATTCACTAAAATACTTTTGATACAAACTATAGATACGTATTGCTTGTATGTATTGATACTCTTGGAAATTGTCACTGGAAGCGCCTGCGGCTCCGGCATTGGCTCTAGGTGTGTATCCCCAATTGAATGTGGCACGTGTGTTGTATTTGGTGGGTATTTGATATGTGGCATCTGCATAATCAGGATCACGATAATAGTAACTGTAGTAGTCGTACCAAAAATTTCTAATTAGGTCAGACTGGTCATCGTGAAATTTTATAGTAACAGGATCATACTTGATGTTGTTCTGCACATAATTTTTACGGTTATAGGCATTGTGTTCTTTGACGCCTATAGTGAATTTTGGTAAGTTGACGCTTTTAACTATCATGCCCATTTGTTGGGCGCTGAGAGTACTCACATTAGATACCGCAGGATTAAGATCAAATTCTACATAGAATAAAAAATTATATTTTGGACTCAGTTTGTAGTCGTTGTCGATAAAGATCTTTTTGGCGTGTGTGTAGTCGCGCAGAATCACAGTGCCTTCAGTGTCGTTATCTAAAATGTTTACGGTGCGACTGGGTCGCAGATATCTATTAATACTCATAGTAATATTTAGTCAATAAAAAACCCGGTCAAAACCGGGTTAATCGTGTGAGGGTCTATTAACCTGTTATAGTTAGACCTGGAGTCTGTGTAGTTACTGTTGTACCAACACCGCCGCCAAATGTTTGAATTGCATTGTCAAACTTGATTGTTAGTGCAATTTGAACTGGGTCACTGCTGTTGTACGCCATGTCACCATAGTCAACTTGGCTCAAGAAGCAACCATCCAATTCCCAACTTTCAAGAATGCTAGGAGTTGTGTTTCCATTACCACCATCCAGTATGTCATAAACCACAGAGAATTTATAATCAATGCCGCTTGGAGCACTGGCTTGCTCTAGGAAGTCAAATTGTTTCTGAATTTGCTCACCAACCAATTGACTGACTTGACCTGTGGTGTCGTCACGTACATTGATTGTGGTGTCTTGCCACTCAGGTTTGCCTTGTAAATGAACTTTACTGTTATAAACGTCAATAGTAATTGGGTTAAAATTTACGTTGGGACGCTTGATATCAACCACTTGTTTGGTTAATTCAGTAGTTGGACTGGTTACGCCAAAGTTGATGAATGTCGCACGGAAGCGATACTTCAACTTGGGCATCAACAAACCCTGCGAGCTTGCACTCTGGTTTGTTGATAGCGGTACTGTAAACTTACTCAACGATGCGATTGCCATATTATTCTCCTATATTCTTATTTATCCAATTCTTTAGGTTGAAGTCTTACCTAATGCTGCGATTGTTCCTGGATTATATAAAGCAATCGGTATGTAGATATACTCAACATCTTTCACTGGCTCAATTGCAACATCAACATAAAGTTGGTTGTTTGCAATAGTGCTTGGAGTATTGTTGCTTGTATCACAAATTACCAAATAGTCGTATATACCACGTTGTGCCACCAAGTTATTCAATGCGCTTTCAATTTGAGTCGCAATTGTTTTTCTTGTAATAGTGTCGTTTGGTTCAAACAAGAATCCATTAGCAATAGTTGCCAATATGGTTCTTAGATAGTTTTCTAAACGAACAACGTTTACACGATTACGTGAGCTGGTATCGCCACTGCGTGTTTCTTGGCCCCAAATTACCAATCCCACACCTGGTAGGTTTGTAATTGGGTTGATGTTGATGCTAGATAGTAAATCACGTAGGCCTTGGTTGATACCGTTATGAATAAATGATCCGCTGTTTGCGTCAAGATAACCAATGTCACTGAATGTGCTTACCAGTCCACGATGTGTTCCGGCTGGGGCAAACCATGGATGACTCACTTGGTCATTGTACAAATATGTGTACAGAGCCGCGTGGCTGGCTGGCATAACAATTTGATTCCCGGCTAGGTCATTTGTCAATCCAGCAGGATAGTACACTGCCAAATATGGACTTGCAGTTGATAGTCCTGTACCATTGGTGTTATTACTCCAAGCGGTCAACACTGTTGATGTTGGTGTCAATGTCATTGGGGTATCACCAATAACAAACGCAGTATCACCACGATTGCTGTTTAGTGTTATCATGTCTGGGATCAGCTCAGGATAATTAGGAGCAGTAATCAGATTGAACTGATATATCTGTTCTAGTATATCTGTGTTGCTGCTGATTGCAGATTCCATTGCATCTACAATCAGTGCACGTTGAGCAGCACTTCCACCGTACATAACACCTTGCTCGTTGTTGCCACTTGCACTCACCCAAGCATTTGCAATAGATGGTAATGTGCCAGCAGTTCCTGGCGTTGTGCCAGGTGATGGGAAACTGGTGCTATTGAAATAGTTGGCCACAAACTTCTTGACATTAAATCCGCTACGGCGTGTGTTGAACAACAATGTTCCGCGTGGATATAGTCTAGGATCTGGAACGTCTTGATCAACATAGTTACTTGTTAACAATGTTGTAATAGATGGTAAAGTTCCGCTGATTGGATCTGTTGTTCCAGTTGAATCCCAACGTGCATCTGCAAAAATAATACCGTTGTTGCTTACATGATCAGTATTGTCAATTGCTACCCATGCAGTTCCTGTATAGCGATATAGGCTTGGGAAGTTGATCAAGTTACCACTGTCTAACCATAGATCACCTTTCACTAATGCTGTACCATCACTTTGACTTGTTGGTGCAGTGTTTGGTGTTATAATAACGCCGCCTGGACTGGTTTGGCTTAGGTTGTATCCACGAATATCTTGTGTTACATTTTGGTAACCGTGCCATGTGCCGTTGTAGTTGATCATGATGTCAATGTCGGCTGGATTACTGTAGTACCAGTAGGTTCCTGTTGCAGGATTTCCTTGTGGTTGTGTCTTAGAATAAACAATGTTTTGTGTTTCTGGTGTAAAGTTACTGATATACACATAACCGGTAGCTGAACCAATTATAAAGCCAGTACCTTGTCCACTCACAAAGCCAGCTGAAGTCAATGGTTGAGTACCAGTGTTGCCAGAGGCATTTTGAATTTGGATTTGTCCGCCAGCTGTGTGTGTAATAGTAATTGTGTTGCTTGTAGCGTTGTATGTCGCAGTAACAAACGGAATGTTTTTAGCCAATATTGCTGCTACAAAGCCGGCTGCTGATGTATCTGCCCCAACAGTAATGGTGTACTGATTAAAGGATGATGACGATTGCGCAGTTGCATTTAGCAATATTGAGTTGCCGGTAACGAATGTTGTTGCAGGCCCGCCAGTTGCTGATACTGGACCAGTGCTGGTTGCTTCGTTGAATCTAAGTTGATTGTATGAAGAATCGCCAACAATATAACCAGCGTACCATGTGCCGATTGGAATGTTCAAACCGCCACCAGTGTAATCAAATGCATTGATAGTTGTAATGGTGTTGTAGTACATGGGGACGGACAATGGATTCCAAGAGTCCTGGCTTGCACTATACTGTTTTAGTACCGGATTAAATCCGCCACCGGTGGCTGTTGTTTTCCACCATATACTGCCACTAGGTCGCGGTTGCGAATCAGTTGAGAACCAACCTCCACTAGGTGCTTGAGCATAACTACCATAGAATACTGTTGGGCAATAGTATGTGCCAGCCGAAATACCACACTTGGTTAAAGGTGTACCTGTTCCTTCTGTTATAGTCAATGTACCAGCACCGCTGGCTGCTGCACTAGTTACAAAAAGTTGTAGCACACCAGTTGCTGCTGACGCTTTAACGCCAGTGATTGCAGCGTTGTTAATATCGCTAGCCAATTGAGTCACTGTAGTACCAGTGGTAGTAACGTTACTACCGTTAATATAAACATTTGACCCAATTGACAAATTGCTTGGATTGCTTACGTTTCCTGCTACTGCTGGAACTGAATACTGCCAATTTGGTGATGATGGGCCAACTTGGATCCATTGATTGTTGAATCCGCCTTGTGTTGATCCATTGATAGAACTTGTTGTTGCTTTGTAGTACAAACGTACTGACTGTGGGGTTGTACCATCTGCATTTACAAACACCATGGCGTATTGTCCTGGATTACCCACACTGCTAATTGGTGCAGGAACTGTGTATGCAAATGTAGCACTCACTGTATCTTGTGTGACTTGATTGGCACTGGTAATCAGCAACAAGTTACTGTCGATGCTGGTAAACGAACTGGTTGTGGCATTTAAAGTATAAACTCCAAACTCAGTGTTTGCAAGATCAAGCCATAATGTACCATCAGCTTCGGTACCAATTGGGCGAACACTTGTGCCCACCAGCTGGTTTAAATCAATATCGGCACGAATAGCATACAATTGATTGGTGATGCCAAGCGCACTGTAAGATGTCATCAAACCATACTCGTTAAGTTCGCTACCGTTTAACGAAGTTCCGTTGGTGCTGGTTTGAAAATTAGGAGTTCCCATTGCAGTTACTAGTTCGCGCTGACTAGTGAACGACTGCAATTTTCCTGCATAGGCTTTTGATGTACCTACTGCTGCTGCTCCATTATATGTTTTATCTTGTGCAGTTGCGAGTAAAACTAGTGGTACTGAACCTACGTTACTGTTTACATACTGACTTTGATCATTTATACTGATCGATACTCCTGGGGATACTAATGCCATGGTAAAAATCCTTTTTAAGACTGTTATGAATATTTAGTTATAATGGCAAAATTCCATGGGTTAACAGGAGCCTTTGCAAAGCCTATGTATAAATATCAGTATGAAAAAACGTGAGTTGTGCAAGGTTTGTAATACAAACGCTAGAGCCATTAACTATGTCAAGGAAGGGGTATATCACTACCGTTCTCGATGCTCGGCGTGTATAAGAAAAGGACACAAAATTAAATTGGTGCCGGCATGGGCCAAGTCAGGATATGCGAAAAAGCCGCAATGTGACAAGTGCGGCTTCAAGTTCAAGTTCCCGGTGGAACAGAGTGCGGTGTTTTATGTAGACGGCAATTTGAAAAACAACAACTGGGTCAACCTCAAGACACTGTGTCTCAATTGTGTGCAAGAGGTGTATAAGAGCCGAGTACATTGGCGACCTGCGGAGATTGTACCAGACTTTTGAGTTGTGTAAACAATTCGTCAATTGTGTCGTTGTTGTCTATTTCAGCATCAAATTCAGTTCCGGCCCAAGCAGTCTCTGAGGGATGTATGCCCAGGGTTTTCAAGTTTTCCTTGAACATTGGGTCTCCACTATTTGCCCGTGTTGCCACTGGATACCATTCGGGCAAGGCGCCACGCTGAATCCAAATTATCTTGCCGCCCTGTTTGCGTATGGCTGCGATCTCGTTGGGAAATCTGCAGTCAGTGATCACAATGTTGTCTCGACTGTTGCGTATCTTGTTTTCCAAGCTGGCAATCCACATATCATCGTGGAAATTGTCGCGTATGACTTCGGTTCCCCATTGTTGCAACACATGTCTTGGAGTAATTGTTTGTCCCAGGCGCTGGCTCCACCAATCATCTGGTTGTTCGCGCCAAGCTCGACTTTGAGTAGTTCTACCCTCGAGCAAGGTGCGATCCCAGCCAAACACACTTGCAACAGCATCCTTTAAACTTGCGGCAAAACTTTCTCTTCGAAATCCATGAAAGTTAACCAAATAATCAGCGGCAGTGTCTTTGCCTGAACCTATAAAACCACATATTCCTATAATCATAAAAAATGCTCCCGTAAGAGCATTTTAACGTAATTGTAACACAAGGTCAAGTTATTTGCGTCGCAATGTCACCGGTTCACGTGCCTTTACCGGACTTACACTGTGAACTTCTGCAGGCTCACTGCTGTCATTAGGTGTTAGTCTGTGCGATTTGACTCCAAATGCTTTTTCTGCTTGATCCAGTATTTGGTGTTCTCCTTCACTGTAGGCCACGGTGACTAGAGCTTGTCCGGTGGGGCCTTCTTTTTCAGGTACATGTTCATATTTGCCATCTGGAGCGCCAGCACCACCCAAGAAGTGAGCCGAAAAACGCCAGGGTGCATAAGGACTTGAGTTATCCAATTTGGGATGATTTTTCATTCCTGGAGTAGCAGCAATATGGCTATCAGGCATTTGACTTTCTTCTGTGATGATTTCTGTAATTTTCATAAGTGTATTTATCCCATTATCCAAGTCAAAGGCTGGCTTCCATCAACATACAGTTTCAAGTCCTCTTCGAGCTTTTCCATTTCGGCCACTGCTTCTGTTTTTAATGCATCACCATTGAGATTGGCTCCACCTTGCGGTCCGGCAATTTGACTAAATTTACTTCTAGCTTCGCCTAGGATTCTTTTGCAGAAACTGTACGCATAGTCTTGAACCCAGGGGAACGATTGCGGATCATTCAAGATCATTGAATCGGGTTTGGTATTAAAAATCCAAAGCAGAACACTTTCGTTTTGCACTGGATCGGGGTTGGCGCCTTGGAACGGCATTTTACGTACCAAGGTCAATTTCTTTGTGACCGGATTGAATGTATAATTCATGTAGCCGCCAAACATGGTCATGGCCAGCTTTTGATAGTCCACAAACAATTCGTAGTTGGTAAGTCCGCCCACACGTCCTGCCACCAACATGTAAGTGTTCAAGTATCCCGATGCAAACGGCTCAAATTGGCTTGCTGTAGTTCCTGTCACACTTCCAATACCGCGTCTAAAAACTGCTCGGACGTTTTGTATTTCTCGAGGAAGAATATATTCTTGTGTTTCGGGCAGCAGGCTTAAAAATGCATAGCTTTCTTCATAGGCATTTTGTGCCTTTTGACGATACTTGATTAGGGCTTGATTAATGCCCATTTCATAATGCTCTTTTTCAAGTTCTACATCAACAATGCCATCGGCCAAGCGCATGCGAATGTAGTCAATGATTGCGGCACGCATGGAATCATTGGTGTTACCATAGGCCCAATTGGGATCTTGCACTCCGGGAAAAGTTGTTGTGCTTGATCCATCAAAAGCGATGTGAGCGCCCGACTGTGAGCCGGTGTTGGCATTGAACAGGCTCTTTGCGTTGATGTTGTTTTGTGCGTCGAACCCTGGTTCGACAGTGACATTGCTGGTAAATGGTGTAGCCATGAAAAATCCCGTATAGTGTATTTATTAAAAACATTACTAAATAATAGTGTAGTTCGCGGAATTGGCGTTCCCAACTACTCTAACGCTTACAAGGAGCACCAGCAAATGTATTTACCCAACAAGTACACTCGTACATACTATAACATCATCAATCGTGCTAGAGCACGTATCGTTACCGGATATACTGAATCTCATCATATCATTCCTCGTAGTCTGGGCGGTGATGATTCAAAAGAAAATCTTGTAACATTAACCGCAAGAGAACACTTTGTTTGCCATCTTTTACTTACTAAGATGACTGAAGGTTTGTTTAGACAAAAAATGTTATACGCAGTCTTTTGTTTAATGAATTTTAAAAACGAATTTACAAAAGAACGATACATTCCAACATCAAGGACCTTTGCTAGACTACGAGAATTATATATCAAAACTGTTAGCGATAGGCTCACTGGTAGAAAACGATCAATTGAATCGAGAGCGAAACAATCTGCTACTATGACTGGCAGAAAACTGAGTCCAGGCCATGCAGAGAAGGTTGCCCGTTCTAATAGGATACGTAATCTTGCTAATAAAGGTAAGCCAGCACATAACAAAGGCATTTCAGGTCCTATGAAAGGTGTGCCCAAAACTGAAGCGCATAAAGCAAATATGCGTAAGCCCAAATCCAAATTGGAATGCCCCCACTGTCATAAACAAGGGGGCAGTAGTCAGATGAAACGTTGGCACTTTGCTAACTGTAAGATGTTCACTCTACCTTTAGAAGAACAACATCTTGGCTGATACGTCCATTCATTTTAGACTCTGTTGCTTTAACATCATCTAAGAACTTACGCAAGGCCACTTTGCCTGCTTTGGCAAATTCTTTAAGTTTCTCATCGGGTTTTCTTAAAGTCTTACATACACTCTTGTCAGTATCAAAGTTAACAATCGATGTACCTTTGACATTGAGCGTTTGGTATGCGGCTGCTGTATAGCGTCCAAGTTTCCTAGTCTTAATATTATACACCCACAAAGCCGAAGCACCAATAATGTCTGCGGGGTTGATACTGACTAGTTTAAGTACTGGGTCTGTCTTTGCATACTTAATTTTAGCCACTACCTTTTCGCGACTTGGAGCCTTTTTAACTCTAGCTTTCTTTGTGGCCTTTTTAACTCCGCGATACTGTTCAATCGCTGCCATCAAGTTATCGATCCAAGCAATCATGCGTTTGAAGTCTGCGGCTTTGTAATGTGCATAACCTTCTTTCAAGTCTGCATCTTTTTTGGCCATTGCCGCTTCAAGTTCTGCTTTACGAGCAGTGTAAACTGCCTCGTACTTGCCTAGCTGACTTTGTACCACATTCCGAGCAACTAAAAAATCATAGGGTTTAAAATCAGTTTTGATTGCTCGTGTAACATCATCATAAACACCTTCAATGTCACCAATGATCTCGCTGGTCTTTTCGTTTAAACGATCTTGAATTGTAGGAGCTCGATACACTTCTTTGACTTCTGCTACAACCGCTTGCACTTCGGGCTCGGCACCATCAATGGCTTCTAGTATGCACTGGTCCAAAAACTCAATGTGTCTGGGCTTGAACGGCATGTTGGCGCGAATGTGTGCCATAATCAAACAACATGCAGTCATTGGAATACTGCGATCGCCAGTGCGTTCAAATGTTCGTATTTGTTCTCGTGTGAATCGTTTGGTTTGTAATCGCAACCATTCGATGACATTTTTGCGGGCGTCTTTTTGACTGTAGTAATAGTTGTAATAGTAGAAACTTTTTCTCAGTTTATGGTCAAAGTCTGCATCACTTAACTCAATATCACTGGCTTCCCAATCGGGCTCGCCTCCGGTGTACTTTTCATCGTGAAAAGCCGGATTACGAACTTTGGTTTGTTTGGTCTTGATCTTGATGCCTGCAACTGTTGCCATATTTTCTCCCGTAAAACTATATTATACTACATCTTTAGCAAAGTGCCAAATGTCAGGTGTTGCTCTAATACAACAAGAGCTTCATCCAATTGGCGAGCCAATTCTTCATATCGAACAGTATATCGATTTCGGCGTCTGCATTCCACAAATTCCCCATCCAATTTTGCCCAATATGCAACACAATTTTGAAACATCAAATGTAATTTGGCATCGCCCAATCGTATTACGATGGGACGAGCATCTGCTATTCTGTTGTAAAGAGCGGGGCTATGTGACTGCATAACTGTAATTATACTAGATAAATCATTCCCAGTCAAATTGGGTAAATACACAATAATCTAGGAAAACACAGTGGCAAGACTAAGTTTATGGCAAAACGGCCGACACAGTAACGACTACAAGTTCCTTGACCGTCGAATTTCAGAAATGTTTACCATTGGCGGTACAGGAGTATTGCTTAATAAGTATCTGGGACCTGCCACTCAGGGTGTGCAATTGACCACGAGTGCAAGTCAGTCCGTGAATACTGATCCCTTGGTGTTTAGCAACACCAACGGTGTTCAAGTAAACGATTTTGTATTTGGCACTGGAATTCCTGCAAATGCACGAGTCAGCGCAATCAGCACAACTTCCATCACACTCAATGTTACCACTACTAGCCTAATAGGAACAGGTGTCACAGTGGGCTTCAGCAGTGATGCTACCCAACCCAGCTACACCAATCAAAGTGCCTTAAACATACAAGACTTGTTGTGGACTGAGAATAGAGATAGAAAATACGATACCTCAGTTTACAAAATGCGCGGTATCTATCAACGTGCTGACCAAGACTTTGATTTGAGTCAGTTTGGTTTATTCTTGCAGACTGGCACCATCTTTATGGTGTTTCATTTGCGTGACATGGTGGATACTATTGGACGTAAACTGTTGAGCGGTGATGTCTTAGAGCTAGAACACTTGAAAGACTACGACAGTCTGGACCAAGATGTGCCGGCTGCGTTAAAACGTTTTTATGTTGTGGGCGATGCCAGCTGGGCTGCTGAGGGCTTTAGTCCCACATGGTGGCCACACCTATGGCGTGTGAAATTGAATCCCTTAGTGGACTCACAAGAATACAAAGATATATTGAACAAGATTGCTGCTGGTTCAAGCACAACAACTCCAGTGGGACAAGTTTTAAGTACCTATCAAAAGTATCTCAATATCAATCAAGCCATTGTGGCACAGGCTGAATTTGATGTTCCCGAGTCAGGATACAACACTCAAAACCTTTACACAGTTCCTGTGGATTCAACAATGACCACCGCAGTTGGCGATGTGCTTGCTGCCACTGCCGACCTCACCACAATCACCGCTGACTCATCTTTAGTGACTGCGGATTCAGGTGTACCCAGTCCCGACTACAAGATAGGCGGCTACTTAGTGGGCGATGGGGCTGCTCCCAACAGTTTGACCACCAATGCTGGTATTGCGTTTCCAACCAATCCCGCAAACGGAGAGTTTTTCTTGCGGTTGGACTATTTGCCAAATCGCTTGTTTAGATTCAATGGTACATATTGGCAGAAAATTGAAGATGTACAACGCACCAATATAACTCCAGGAGCTGCAAATAATCAGACCCAACGTGCAAGTTATGTAAATAATACAGATACTTACATTGGTCCAGATGGCACTACACAAAATTCATTGCAACCACTGAGCCGTGTATTATCTCCCCGAGCAGACAACAATGAAAGTTAATAATGGCTAATATAGTACAGTTTACCTATGATGGGCAACTAAGACGTTTTGTGACTCAGTTTATCCGTATGTTTTCCAATTTTCAAGTGGAATTTGGTCTAGACAGTAACGGCAATAGAACACTACAAACTGTTCCAGTGTACTACGGTATTCCCAGTCACCAAGCTGACACTATACTTAGACTCAACAGTGAGAATCCACTCAATGCAGTTCCTGCAATGGCTGCATACATTGATGGCTTGCGTTACGATCGAGACCGTGTGCAAAATCCCTACTTTGAAAGTTATGCTCGAGTACAGGAACAAACATTTGATCCGGACACACAAACCTACACCGGTGGGTATGGCGGCAATTACAGTGTAGAGCGTTTGATGCCGGCTCCGTACACTCTGAAAATGAAATTGGATATTTGGACTAGCAGCACCGATCAAAAACATCAGTTGCTAGAACAACTGGTGCCGTTGTTCAATCCCGGCTTTGAAATACAAAGCACCGACAACTATCTGGATTGGACCAGCTTGAGTGTTGTGCTGTTGACCGATGTCAGTTACACCAATAGAACTGTGCCTTTGGGCGGAGATGACAACATCGATATTGCCAGCCTCAGTTTTGATATTCCCATATGGATCACGTTGCCGGCCAAGGTGAAAAAAGCCGGAGTTGTCACACAAATTATTGCCAACATATACAATGCCACTGGCGAACTGAGCGAGGATTTGTTGAGTGGCATGCAAGCCACACAGGCAAGATTTACTCCATTGAATTATGATTTGGTGTATGTGGGCAACACTCTAACGTTGTACAAGCCACTGTCAGGCGACGGGGAAGGCACTGCTGTGGCCTGGCAAAACTTGGTGAGCAGCTATGGCAAGTTGGTAAATGGTGTCAGTCAAGTGCGTTTGGATTTTGAGTTTCCAGATGGTGCTCACGAGATTGTGGGCACAGTGGCCTACAATCCCAGCAATCCCACACAGTTGTTGTATACTCCTGACTCAGCCACACTGCCAGCAAATACTTTGCCCGCAGTCACTGCAATCATTGATCCCTACACTGTAGCAGTCAATAGCACACTGCTCAATCCCACAACCGGCACAAGATACCTGATACTCAATCCCATTGGCGATGCCAACAGTGACAGTGCAGTGGCCTGGGCCGGTGCGCCGGGTACACAACTGATTGCTCGCGCCAACGACATCATTGAGTGGAATGGCACGTATTGGACTGTGAGTTTTGACAGCGTGAATACGCAAGTTGAGTATGTGACCAATCTCAATACCACTACACAGTACTGTTGGACCGGTAGCACATGGGTCAAGAGCTATCAAGGCGTTTACAAGGCCGGCACATGGAGTCTGGTGCTGTAATGACCGAAACTGCATCAGAAGGTTGTGGCGCACTGGTTTACGCCAAACGAACCAATCGTTACTTGTTCTTGTTACGCAACAAAAGCAAACATGCAGGTTCTTGGGGCATTGTGGGCGGTAAAATAGATGCTGGCGAGACTGTGATACAGGGCCTGGTACGCGAAATACAAGAAGAAATTGGTGCGGATTTTGCTACGAAAAAATTTATTCCATTAGAAACATTCACCGCAGACAATCATAAATTTATCTACTATACATTTGTGGTCAATGTTGACGACGAATTTGTGCCTGAGCTAAATGACGAGCATCGCGGTTACTGTTGGGTTGAGTTGGATGACTATCCTCGCCCGTTGCATCCGGGCTTGTGGCGCAGTTTCAACTTTGATATTGTGCGCAAAAAAATTCGAACGCTTGAATCTATATTACGCTGATATCAAGCCAATGTCGGCCTCTAGTACAAAATCTCTATAATCAATTTGTCTAAAATTTGGCAATGAACTGTGTGCATCGTGTACCCAATGCGTGTCGTAAGGCATGACACGAATAAACTCGGTGTTGTAATAGGTGCTCATTACCGCATGTAGACTTTTGGTAAAATAAGTATTGTCTTGCTCGTGTTGAGTACTCAAATAGCCATTGGTGTTCTTGTACACATTGTTGTAGGGACCTTTGGAGTCGTAACTGTCAAATCCCAACAAAAACACTTTGCTATGTCCATCAAATGCTGCCATGTAAGCCGCCACAGCACCTGCATCAAAATAGATATTTTGCGGTATTAGGTAAAACTTGCCCGGATACTCAAGCAAGTAGTCACCGTTGGTATAAACAATGTGATTGTCGCAATAGCCCGATTCGGCTATTTCTTTGATGATGGTGTCGCCCACTGCAATCAAAAAATCTGTCTCGTAGTCTCTATAAAATGCATTACACCCATAAGTTTGCAAACTGTTGACCCCGCCCAGGCCCGACACATGACTCATGATCAAGCGCATGTCAACATTCAACTCTAAGCGACTTTCACCATTACCAATTACTGCGGCCTGTGTTGTGGTGTGCGAGTTGAACACACTGTTGGGCACCACCTCGACCTCGGGAGTCCAAGTTTGGTTCTCGTATGTGAGGTTTTTGACAACGCCTTCTCCACTGTAATTGCTGCGATAAAGTTGTTTAATTTTTTGCATTTGATGTCCTAATTAGAATCTGCCTACCACTACTTCAATAGTTTCTATTGCATTGGTATTTATCGCTTGTAGGGATTTGCCTATGACACATCCTGGTAAAAATTTGCCATTGTCAATGGCTTGGGCGACGCCAGGGGTGTTGCTGGTTACTAGTACTTGACCTTTTACAACTGGTCCTTGTACTCGACAAGGAACTCGTCCAGTTAATGCAACTGGTAATCCTTGATTATTGTCGTTCATTAGATATGCAGGGTTTGTA